CACAAAATGCTTGCCAACCCTGTTATCTCAGGGCTTTCTCTACTTGGCGGAGATCCGCTTTGCCAGGACTATGGCGGGATTTATGACCTCATTGATCTTTGTTTCTACACGCATTCAATCGGTAAAACCGTGTGGCTATGGACTGGATTTATCTGGGAGGACTGCTACAATCCGCTTTTCCCGGACAAAGACGAGGATGACCACTCGTCTGCACAAATGGCTTTACTGACATCATGTGACGTTGTGGTTGACGGCCCCTTCAAAATGGAGTTGTCTGACCGGATGTTGAAATGGCGTGGTTCTGCAAATCAGCGGGTCATCGACGTACAGAAAACCTTGTGCCAAAAGAAAATTGTCCTATACGAAGGTGAACACTATGAATGAAAAGATCGAATTTCGCTGTCCCAAATGCGGGAAGCTCCTGGGCAGTATTACACTGGATTATCGGTTAAAGTGGCTATGTAGCAAATGTGCCGAGGATCAATCTGATGTTCTGCACTGTGAGCGTGGATGTAAGGTTAAAGCCGTGGATCTGGACGCCGGGTTGAGCTGTGATTCCAAACAGGCTCATGAGCTTTTGACAGAAGGTCAGGTTTACGAGGTTGAAAAGATTCATGTCGGTGGTTGGTGCTCCTCTATCCGGCTCAAAGAGTTTCCCGGTAAAGAGTTTAACACCGTACACTTCATTCGTTACGAATAGGAGGAAATATGGAGACTGTTGAAATTTTAGCAGGTGGCGAATTTGCCAATGCCGTAAAAAGTCTTGGCCTGACATCTGCCGTGTGTACTTACCATTATCAGCCTCAGCCTACGCATTGGCGTGAAGAATACCAAGTTTGGCTATTGTCCAAAGAGGATTTTGACAATATCTGTGCTATCGACAACGATGACTGGAAGGACGATTGGGGCTGGTGGCGTCACGCTTATGGTTCTAATCTGGGCGCTGTTGACTGCGCCTATGTTATCAATGGTGAAAAGCTGATGGCGTGGGATGGTCTTCAGCGTAAAGAGTGGTGTCGGGATTGCAGTGATTGCGCCGGCACCGAAAAGGACAAGGACGAATGCTTTCACGACCATCAGTACCCCGACATTCTCATCTATCTTTGCGATGAAATTGGGGCTTCTACCGAGCGCAATGTTTGCGCTTGCACGATTGATCTGGCACGGCAAAACAACCTAACCCTTGCAGAGCTTTTCAAAAAGTATCTGGGATAGGTGGTGATGGTTGTGATCAAAATTCTCATATTAACCGAAGATCGTGATACTTGGGTTCAAAAAATCACTTCCGAATTGCGCAGTTGTACCTGTCGCAAAATGCTTAATCCGTATCAAATCCAAAGCGGACTGTTCTTTTTTGAGATTCGATCTCATTATTCAGAGAATTGCAAAGGGGAATGTTGGTCTTGTGTTATTTTGGATCAGTATATCCCTCATGAGCTGGAAGTCTGTGTACTGCGCCCATGTGTAAAGAGCAGTATCATCCGCACAAAAAACTATCAAATTGGTTGGGAGGCAAACGAAAATGCAGGAAACTTTGACAATTAAGGTTCACTACCTTAGCGATAAAATCCAACCCCTGGAATATATCGACGGTAAGTCCGACTGGATTGATCTTCGGGCCGCTGAGGATGTTGCGCTGAAAGCTGGCGACTTCAAGCTGATCCCTCTGGGAATTGCTATGCAGCTTCCCAAGGGCTATGAAGCCCATATTATTCCCCGTAGCTCCACCTTCAAGAACTTCGGTGTCATCCAGGCCAACCATATGGGTGTGGTGGACGAAAGCTACTGCGGCGACAATGATCAGTGGTTCTTCCCCGCCATCGCCCTGCGGGATACTACCATTAAGGCCGGCGATCGCATTTGCCAGTTTCGCATTGAGAAGCACCAGCCCCAGCTGTTTTTCGAGTCAGTCGATACGCTGGGCAACGCTGATCGAGGCGGTATCGGATCTACTGGGAAGCGGTAAGCAATGTCTGAGTATATTAACCGAGGAACTGCGTTTGATGCTGTAACCGATCTTGCAGGGAAAGCCTCGACGCGTTCGGCTTATGAAGCCGTATGGAAATCAGCGAGAGCGTTGAAGAAAATTCCCGCCGCCGACGTGGCCCCGGTGGTGCATGGGCGGTGGGAAAACGGTAATCCAATTTGCCCTGTATGTGGCGAGGATAAGTTTAAAGATTTAGACGCAGATATTTGGTGCGATTGGCAACCAGACTTCTGCCCTAACTGCGGGGCAAAGATGGACGGAGGTGCTGATAATGGATGAGCTGAAATCATGCCCGTTCTGTGGAGGAAAAATTGAAGAACGCGGTGGGCAATGCAATTACGGAAAGAAAACTATGACGCTGGATTTGAAGTGCAAGCAATGCGAGACGATTTTCAAATTCAAAAGCAAGTGGAATGAGAATCCATATCAAGAGGCGGTTGCAGCATTTAACCGGCGTACAAACGTGAATGAAACGATTTCACCCACATCTAAATGGTGTGACAATCAGTCCGTAGACGAGCTGGGCAAAGTAATCTGCTTGGCCCATCTCGCCGAGGCCAGAGTTCCAGACTGTCCATACAAAAGTAAGGAGGAGCGAGCGAGTGCCAAATATCCTTGCTCCGACTATGAAGAGGTGAGAACATGAAAGGTCTATTCCGAAAACGCGGCGGCGGTAAAACGACCGCATTAGTTTACACATCGGCGATAACCGGATATCCGATTGTCGTACCAACTACCATCAACAAGCGTTACGTAAAAGACGTGGCACGGCGGGCAGGTGTATCTATCCCTGAACCGATTGTTATGTCTGAGGATACCAGAGGCCGTCGAATTGGTGGTGTACTCATTGACAACGCCGAAGAAATTATCCGGGCGTATGCTGCAGAGCATTTCAATGCCCCGGTCATAGCCTATACCATAACGGTAGACGGGGATGGTGATAGCGCATGAGCCTCCTCCCTAATACGGTCATCAATGGCAACTGCTTGGAAGTCATGACGGAAATTGATGATGCGAGCATTGACATGATCCTTTGTGATTTGCCTTATGGGGCGACTCAGAACTCATGGGACTCGGTTATCCCGCCTGCTCCGCTCTGGGAGCAGTATGAGCGGATTATCAAACCGAATGGTGCGATCCTACTATTCGGCCAGGATAAATTTACCGCTACCATGATGCTCTCTAACCCTAAGCTGCACCGCTACAATATCATCTGGGACAAGGTGCTAAAGAGCGGATTTCTCAACGCCAAGAAAATGCCGCTTAGAGAGCACGAGGATATCATGGTGTTCTACAAATCTCCGCCGCCATATCATCCGCAAATGACAGTTGGCGAGAAAAACCACACCAAGGGCAAGGCCGTAGGGAAACAGGCGGAAGACGTTCATTCTAACCGGAGCTACGGCAACTATACATTGGTAGAGTCGCCAGACGGTAACATGAAGTACCCAGCGTCAATTTGGCGCTTCCCTAAACCCCACCCGTCCGTAGCGCTCCACGCTACTGAAAAACCTGTTGATCTGTTGCGCTACGCAATCCGTACTTACACTGACAGGAATGCAATCGTCCTGGATAACTGTTGCGGCACCGGATCTACTCTCATTGCTGCCAAGCTGGAAGGACGCAGATACATTGGGATTGACAATGGCGTGTGTGATAAAAAGAAAAGCCCTTACTATGGAATGCCTTGGGCGCAAGTAGCTCAAATCAGATTGGAGGCGATCGACCATGAACCTGCCGATGAACCTGAACGACATCGACCTTTGGGAGAAGGAACTACTGAAGGGGTTTGCACTCCCTCTGGGGTTTCTGCCTGAAATCGGTGAAGTAGTGAACATTCTCGAACCGTTCAAAAGACTGACTATTTTTGAGCCGGTCGAAAAAGACGGAGAGACAACCGAAAAGAAAGTCACTGTAGGTATCATATACCGCTCCGATGGCTTATATGCTTGGGATAACAGCAGAGCTATACCCAACGAATATGACGAGGCTATCAAATGGAGTCCAGCCAGCCAGCTCCCGGAATATGCCATTCGGCGTAAGGCTATTGTCACCAAGTTCGAGTACAAGCCGCTTCGATCCTTTACCGCTGATGACATCAAACTTCTTCGGTTGGACTATGCTTCACAAGATGATCCCCAGCTTCTTATGGAGGAATATCTGCCCATCAAAAACTTTGAGTTGTTGTATGGCTGGTGGAAGCAGCACTATAAAGCGACCCTGAAAGACTGCGACAATCCACAGGCCATTATCCTCCATCTTGCTTCAACAGACTGACAACAAACTTCATTAGCAACAAAGAAAATCACGGCTTCCCTCTTGACAAATTGGGAGGCCGTGATTATACTATGTATATAGCAACAAAGTAAATTATTCTACCATTATAGGAGGACTGCCAAATGAAAGTAGCTATGGTAAAGCATAAGCCCTATGGCAAGGTGTTCTGGTTCGAGATCCCTGAGCACCTTGTAGGCAAACTTCAGCCCGGATTTCGCGTGGCCTGTAATACAGCACGTGGTCGGCGGTATGGCACCGTAGTGGCTGCGGATCTTGACGAGCAGGATGTGAAAGAGGTTATGTTGGCCTCCGGCGCTACCTTCCCGCTCTCCACAATCGAAGCCACCACCCAGAAGGTACCGATGGGCATCATCAAGATTCCGGGATATATAGCCCGCACAAAGCCCAGCGATGAGAAGATCGCAAAGCGTTTTCTGGAGTTCTATCATACCGGCCAGTTCAATACTAATGTTGCCCTGGACGATAACGCCGTCTTGATTGACGGCTATTCCGCCTATCTGGTAGCGCAAAAAGTTGGCCTCGCGTTCCTCCCTGCAATCTACAAGGAGGTCTGAGGTATGCCCGGATTTGTAAAACCTACAAGAAAGGTCGTCAACATTGAAGACGCCTTTGGAGAGCTGATTGGGAAGAAACTCATAAAGGATCTCCATGACAATGAGGAGATTTGCCCTGTTTGTCATGGTACCGGCCTCCGTATCGAAGATAATCCTTATGGGTTGTCTGACGACCCCGATAAGAGAGCCGGCCAATTCCCCTACAAGCACCAGTCTATCCAGTTCTGCCCGAACTGTTATAACGGTGTTGTACGTTTTTGCCCCGACTGTGGAAAGCAGATTCCGAGATACCGAACACTTTGCGACTGCGATGCCGTTGTGCAGCGCCGCCAGCAGGAAGAAAACCGCAAAGAAAAAGAACGGCTCGAAAAAGCAGAAAAGCACGAGCCGAATGCGCTCGGATCGTTATTTACAATGGCACAAAGCGACTTCTACCCTCACAACGAAGGATATTTCAGCTGCTGGGAGGATTTCTTTGATAGCTGGAATGAAGATTGTGAAGAGTTCGCGGAGAAGCCGCTGTACGTATGGGGAACCGAAGATGTAGAGATGAGTTTAGATGCTTCAAGCATTGTATCTGACGCCTGCGAGGATATGTATGAAGATGCCTATGATGACATTGGAGCAGACGCTGTTGCTGAAATGCAGCGCTACCTCGACGAGTGGAAAAAGAAATATGGGCGCACGTCCTAT